TACTTTTGTTATTGAAAATTTTCACTAAATGGCATCAATATTCGATCGGTTCAAGGGCTTATTGACAAAGAACCAGCAATCAACCAATGAAGCCTTCAACAAGGCTATTTATAATTATTTAGGGGATACACTGGTTTGGAATCCTGAAAACGATGATACCTTCATCAACAAAGGTTATCGCTATAACTCAACGGTTTACGCTATTGTAAACCTTATTACAAAGACCGCATCGACCATTCCATTTACCGTTTACGAAATCAAAAGTGAAAATGATCTCGCACGATATAAAGCCCTCACTTCAAACGGAATAGATACTTCAGTTCTTCATAAGGCGGAGATGCTAAGAAAGCAATCGCTGGTTGAATTAGAGCATACCGAACTGCACGAATTACTTAAAAGACCAAACCCAGCGCAATCTTATAATGCTTGGATTCAAGAGATTATCGCCTTTGGTAAGCTGACTGGAAACCGTTATATCTTCGGTATCAAACCTGAAACAGGGGCGAACAAAGACAAATTCAGAGAATTATATGTGCTGCCTTCACAAAATGTGGAGATTCATTCAGGCGGTATTATGGAACCCGTTAAAGAATATACCCTCAGTTACAACGGTACCTACCGCATCGAAGCAAATGATGTTTGCCATATCAAAGACTTCAACCCTTATTTTGATGGTACAGGCTCGCACCTTTATGGAATGAGTCCGCTTCACGCTGGACTTCGTGTGCTTCAAGCTAATAACGAAGCCGTATCAACTGGCGTTAAATACCTACAAAACCAAATGGCACGTGGGGTGCTAATGAGCGAAGAGGGGGATTTAAACGAAGAGCAAGCACGCCTACTCAAGCAGAAGTTTAAAGAGCAGTATCAAACAACGGATAGCCGAGGCGATGTTATTATCACGCCAAAGAAACTAAGCTGGATCAACTTCGGGCTTAGCACAAGCGATCTTAGCTTGATTGAGCAATACAATGCCACGATCAAAGACCTTTGTAATATTTACAGCGTACCCGTGCAGCTGCTAAACAATACCGAAAGCAGCACGTACAACAATATGAAAGAGGCGAAAAAAGCCTTGTATCAAAACGCTGTGATTCCTGAACTGATTAAGATTCGTGAAGAATTAAACCGCTGGTTAACGCCTCAGTATGGCAGCAATCTATACATTGATTTTGATTTCTCGGTAATCCCTGAACTTCAAGAAGAAATGGACAAGGTTGTAAGCCAAATGAGCAACGCCTGGTGGCTTACGCCAAACGAAAAGCGTGCGGCTATGAGTTACGGTATGGATGAAGATAGTGCGTTTATGAACGATTACTATATCCCAGCGAATCTTATTCCAACGCAGAATTTGCCCGATCTAATGGACGAGCCTGAAACCATGCCAAATGCTTCAGAGCCTATGGATATAGGGGATGACGTATTTGATACCCAAGAAGCTGCCGAAGCAAGAGCAGAAGAACTTGGTGGTGAAGGTTTCCATACGCATATGACAGAAGATGGCGAAACTATTTACATGCCATTTGCCACGCACCAAGAATACGAAGCTGCGATCAACAAGGGTTTTTTTTTGACCAATAAGCAACCAAACATAAGCCCAGCGATTGAGCGCGGACTTAGAAACAAGGTTGACGAACATAATGACGAACACGGGGATGACCCAGCAAAGCGAGCCACTTATGGAATGCTTGCCGAATCATTTCGTAGAGGCGTAGGTGCTTACCGTACAAATCCATCGTCAGTGCGCCCCAGTGTTAATTCTGAAGAGCAGTGGGCATACGCTCGAGTAAATGGATTGCTTTACGCGCTTCGTAACGGTCGCTTCAGAGGCGCAGCTTATGATACTGACTTATTGCCTGAAGAACACCCGCTATCTTCAAAGAACAAAGAACAAAAACAAGAATACACGGGATACCCTCAAAGCGCCACGAATAATGCACGCAGAATGCTCGACTGGATTGAAGAGTACGGTCGCGATGTAGTGAGAGGCGGTACGGAAACAGGGCTTGCAAGAGCGCGTCAATTAGCAGAGCGCAGACCGCTAACTCGTGAAATGATTTCACGCATTTATAGCTTTTTTAGCCGCCACGAGGGTAACGAAGTGATCGCTGAAGAGTACCGCGATGAACCGTGGAAAGACAACGGATACGTTGCTTGGAATTTATGGGGCGGTACTTCAATGTTCAATTACGTCAAAGAAATAGTAGAAAACGAGGATTAATGCCATTACCAAAACCAAAGGCTGGGGAAACACTTGAGCAGTTTTTAGAACACTGCCCATTTGATCCTGAGATTCGCGCAGAGTTTCAGGATTTTGATCAGCGCCTTGCGGTTTGCAATAGCCTATACGAAGAGGCAACAAAAGAGCAGAAGGCATTCAGACTTACCCAACCCAAGATCAAAAGAAGTGAGTTCGTTCGTGCATGGGATCGCCAAGTGAAGATTGCAGAGAACCGCGAGTTCAAAAAATGGTTTCAGTATTTCAAGCGTGAGAACTTCAAAGGCATTGACCAGTTCTTGGAAACAGGAAAAACCACAGGGTTTGATGGGTTGTTTTTAGATCGTGATATCATTGAACTTTATGAGAATTTATTTACCAGCGTAGGCACTCAGGTCGCGTTATGGTACCAAAATAACTTTGAAAAGTTCTTAGTCAAAGAGCAAAGCGAATCCAACTGGCGCGAAGTATTCGGTGCCTTTGGTCGCAAATTTGCAGCCGATAAAGTAACACTGGTTTCAGGCAATAGAAAAAAAGAACTCCAAGGCGTGCTTAGAAGATTAATGAGCGACCCTGACTTCCAAAGCCTAAACGAACGCCAAGCGCAGCGCATTCTACGCAATCAGTTCACAAGCTACTCAAGAACCCAAGCAATGCGACTGGTGCGCACTGAAACAGTTACAGCTGCGAACTATGCAAGCACACAAACCGCAAATGATTTGTTCGGAGATAAAGGATATAACAAAGAGTGGCTTGCCTCAATAGATGGCAGAGAACGCGCAGCACACAGGGCAGCAGATGGGCAGCAAGTGGGTGCAGATGAACCATTCTTAGTTGGCGGGGAATACCTTAAATACCCAGGTGATCCAAGCGCTTCAGCAAAAAACCGTATCAACTGCCGATGCACAATACTAACCTATCCACTTGGCGCAGTAGAAGAAATCGAAAACAATATCGATGGCGGTGAACTCGTATCGAACATCGGATTTGCCATTGCGGGCGAAGTATTAGAAAATCAGTAATTTTAAAATAATTATTTTTGCGATATGAATAAATTAATCTACAAAACTACGCAGCTGGGCGAAGTTATGGATGCCGATGAAAAAGCGGGCATCGTAAAAGGTTATGCTTCAGTCTTTGGCAATATGGACAGCGATGGTGATATTATCGTTCGCGGTGCATACAAAAAGACGATTCAGGAAAACAGAAGCCGAATCAAATACTTATACCAGCACGACCTTGAGAAACCCCTTGGTAAAATGATTCACCTTGAAGAAAATGAAAAGGGGCTAATGTTCGAGGCGGAGGTGCCTAAAACGCAGCTTGGAAAAGATGTAATTGAACTGATGAAAGCTGGTGTAATCACCGAAAATAGCGTGGGGATTTTACCAATTCAGCGCGAAATGAAAGACGATTATCGCGAGATATCAGAAGTGAAACTGTACGAAGTTTCTGCGGTTACATTAGCCGCCAATGATCAAGCGATGATCTTAGACGTTAAAGGAAACGTGGATATGGAAAGAGTGGCTAAACGCTATGACCGTATTGCACGCCTTATTCGCAAAGGGGATATATCTGACGAACTCGGATACGCCCTTGAAGCGGAGATACAAAAGTTAAAGTCTTATTTCTTGGACTACACTGAAATCACTCGGCCAACCGATATTGAGGTTACCGAGCCGATCGAAGTCAAAGCAGATGAGGCATTCGACCCTTTAAATTATTTACTCAAAAAAATCTCTTAAAAAAATGAGCGATCAAATTAAAAACCAACTTGATCAAATCGCTGAGGTTATCGATGCCAAAATCGAAAAAGCGAACGGTCAGGTTTTAGAAAACGCCAAAGGACAGATTGATACTGTACTTAAGGGCGAAGTAGTTTCTTTGACTGAAAAGCACAGAGAACTAAACGAGCGTTTTGATGCTATGGAAATGGCTTCTAAAAAAGCCTTTGAATCTAAAGCGCCAGTAACTCTTAAATCAGCACTTGATTCAATGATCAACGAAGGTGCTATTGAAGAACTAAGAAAAGGAAACACAAGCCGTTCTACATTCCAAGTAAAAGCTGGTGATATGACTATCGCTAACTCATATACTGGAGTTGTAGCAAACGAAACTGTTGTGCCTCAATTCAAGTTCGATCCATCAAGAGCGGTGCATATCCGTTCGTTATTAGCGCTTGGATCAACTGACGCTAACGTAATCCGTTTTCCAAAAGAATCGGCTTACGATGATGGCGCTGGTGTTGCTGCTGGTGGTACTGCTGTTGGACAATCTGATTTCGATATCACTGCAACTTCAGTGAACGTTGAGAAATTAGGTACGTTCATGTGAGAATCACTGAGGAGATGTTAAACGATACTCCACAGCTTACAGCTTACCTTTCTGCTCGTGTACCTGGTAAAGTATTATCAGTAGAGGATGATCAAATCCTTAACGGTACAGGCGCAAACAACCAACTTGATGGTTTCTTCACTGCTGGAAATTCAGCTGCGTTCAACGCAACAACTGCTGGATTCGCTGACGCAGTAGAAGCTGCTAACGAGTACGATGTATTGGTTGCTGCAATGAACCAGTTGAACCTTTCAAATTACAGCGCTTCAACTATCTTATTGAACCCAACTGATCTTCACAAGATCGTATTGTTGAAATCAACTGCTAACGAGTACCTACGTCAGCAAATTTACCAAGGGCTTCAGCCAACAATTATGGGAATCCCTGTAACTGTTAACACTGCGGTTACTGCTGGTGAGTTCTTAGTAGGTGATCTTGGTCAGGCTTCACAACTTTGGATTCGTGAGAACTTAGCGGTTGAATTCTCAAGAGAGGATTCGACAAACTTCCGCGATTACTTCGTAACAGTTCGTGTACAAGAGCGCCTTGCGCACTCAGTATATCAGCCAAACGCTGTAATCACTGGAGATTTCACAACTGCTAAAGCTGCACTTGAAACTCCATAAGACTAACGATTTAGTTAGATAATGAAAGCCCTCATTTCGGTGAGGGTTTTTTTATACCCTAAAAATAAATTGAAAAAATATTTTGCATTGTAAAAATTATTTTTATCTTTGAAGTGTTAAAACAATAACAAATAAAACCAAACACTATGACAACTGCACAAATTACCAAATTAGAAAACGAAGTTTTAACAATCATTTCTCGAGGAGATGATTATGAGGGTGTACCTACTGAATCTTTCTCAAATATTATGGATTCTTTTAGCGGAACAAAACCAGAGTTAAAAGGAGTTTTGAGTTCATTAATTAAAAAAGAACTTGTTTGGTTGGGAGAATATCCAAACGGTATGAACTCTTATCACTTGAATAAATAAAACTAACGCCCCCTTCGGGGGGCTTAACTTTTTTACCATGAAGAAACACAACTATTACGAAAGAAAGGCGCTTAAAGTAGCCGACAAGCTAAGTGTAATCTCAACCATCGCCTTGTTTATTATCTTTTTTGGGCTGGTGATATACAACGTTTTTTTGAGGTGAAGCCCGAGTTTGCAAAACTAATTAAGATCACCGAGGATCATTACCGTACCAACTGCATGACTGTGGTTTGGAATATTAC